AAAATCGATTTTTGATTTTATATGAGTGTATTTAAACCATTTGTAACATCCGACGTAAACGTTTCCCCATTTGCAGTAAACAAACAATTTACCGTGAATGGTGAAACTGAATTAACTAACATCGGCATAGACCGTTATATTGGTCAAAACATCATATCACCATTTTGGGTATCTGGCTCCAACCAAACAGGCACCATTACCCAACACAACAAACATTTAATATACAAATCCATCCAGGAGTTATATTATTCGAATTTTTTAAATGGGGTGAATGGTTCACCGGTATCAACCGCATCATTTAATACTGATGGAACCATCACAGGTGAAACATACACACCGAGTTATTACAATTACCTAGGTTCAACACTTCCCGCAAACAGATATTTCCCCACAGAACCAAATGCCACTGTGGGGGTAATATCTATCCCATCCAACTTATTCGGCGAATATATCGAACCAAACACATTCACCATTACCTGCGAAAGCGGATCAGCATCTGACGATGGAAACGGCAATTTATACTATGGTGAATTTAAAATAGGTGATGTAATATATGAACACGGTATGGTATTAATCACTGCAGAACCTGGCGATGGGTTAGGTGGATGGGGTGTAGGTAAATTTGGATCTGGCCGCTTTGGCCAATTAAACCCACCATCCATACTAAACTGGATCGAATCAACTAATTTAACCTGCTCATTCCAGTCACATACCACTATATACGAGACACAATATAAATGTACATTACGTCAAAACGAATTTACATTTTCACAAAACCCCACACTCATTTCGGGCAGTTCAAATAGCGGCACTATTTCAGATTTCGCAACAGGTTCATATTTCAACCCATATATTACCACTGTTGGTTTATACAACAACAACAAAGAATTGATAGCTGTAGCCAAACTAGCACAACCCCTACCTGTTACCAGCATAACCGACACTAACATAATCATAAATTTAGACATGTATTGATATGTATAACTAAACATTAATATGTGGTTATATAACAATACTGAAATACACTCAATATCCGACATGCCTGAAAACACATTCGGATTCATCTACATCACCACCCATACCCCAACCGGTAAACGATATTTAGGAAAAAAATCGCTATACCACACCACCACCAAAAAACTTGGAAAAAAAGAACTAGCCGAGCAACCCATAACTCGCGGGCGCGCTAAAACCACCAAACAGGTAGTGAAAGAATCCGATTGGCAAACATATTATGGGTCGGAGGAATTCATCAAACAATCAATCAAAAACAAACTCCACCACGAATTCACACGCGAAATAATCCATTTCGTACCAAACAAAAAACTCCTCACCTACTACGAGACAAAATACCAATTCATCCATGGTGTGCTGGAATCCAGTGAATGGATGAACACCAACATCCTTGGCAAGTTTTTCGCAAAAGATTTTGTCTAGCCATATACTGTATGTATATTCACTATTATGGTAAATGAACTATTGGTTAATTTAGTAAATTCTGTACTGGGTAGCGGCAAACGCACATCTAGAGGAAATATTGCATACCATTGTCCCCTATGTAACCACCCCAAACCCAAACTGGAGATACAATTGTTGGAAAACGCCGAAGGTAAACACAGATGGGCATGTTGGGCGTGTGGTGTTAAGGGACAAACAGTGCGCAGTTTATTTAAGCGAATTGCCGTTTCACCGGAATATATGAGCGAATTAAGTAAACACGTTAAATCAACGTTTACCGAACCGAATCAAACATATACACCTGCACTTGAATTACCAAAAGAATACAAGTCATTCATCGACAACAACACCCGTGTAGCACGAATTGCATATCGTTACCTTAAATCACGTGGTTTAACCCCACAAGACATACTCAAATTCAATATTGGATATTGCGAGACAGGTTTATATGCAAATATGATAGTAATACCATCATATGACAGTAATGGTAAACTAAACTATTTTACCGCACGCTCGTTCGATCCTGAACCATATGTCAAATACCGTAACCCAACAGTATCCCGTGACATAGTAGCATTTGAATCACTCATCAACTGGAATTTACCCATCATATTGTGCGAGGGTCCATTCGATGCTATCGCCATTAAACGTAATGTAATTCCATTACTCGGGAAAAACATCCAACCACAGTTAATGAAAAAACTGGTGGAATCACGTATACAAAAAGTGTATATTGCACTAGACAATGATGCAATAAAGAAGGCAATTGAGTTCTGCGAGGAACTACTCAATATAGGCAAAGAAGTATATTTGGTTGAATTAAGTGGGAAAGACCCATCCGAACTTGGCTTCGAAACATTCACCAAACTAATCCAAACCACACAACCACTAACACAATATAAGTTAATGGAACAAAAATTGAATTTAATATGAGTAAAATTAAACGATCGTATAACCGCATATTGGAGATATCGGAGGATGCCCAACAAATCACGTTACCCGATTCACGTTACTACCGCCGCAATAGCGCATATTACCCAAGTATCACCTATGTACTAAACTCATATCCCAAAGGTCCACACTTTGAAAAATGGTTGAAACAAGTTGGATTCGCATCGGAATATATCGTGAAAAAAGCAGCAGAGGAGGGCACGCAAGTACATGAATTAGCCGAAGCGTATTTAAACGGGGAAGAACTCCATTTCCTTTCACCAACCGGACAACCACTATACAACCCAGACGTGTGGGAAATGTTATTGCGTTTTGTTGATTTTTGGGAAACACACAACCCCACACTAATCGAAACAGAGGTACATTTATTTTCAGACGAATTGAAGGTAGCTGGTACATGCGATTTAATCATTGAATTGAACGGTGAACGCTGGGTACTGGACTTGAAAACATCCAACCATTTACACACAACATACGACTTGCAAACCGCAGTATACGCGCAATGCTATACTGAATGTTTCCATAAATCAATTGACAGATGTGGTATATTGTGGTTAAAATCCAGCAAGCGCAAACCAAACGCAGAAAAATTGCAAGGCAAAGGGTGGGAAATAGTTGAATCGTCTCGCACATTTGAAGAAAATATCGACATATTCAAAAACGTGAAACGCATATTTGACATTGAGAATCCAACACATAAGCCATCATTTACCGAACTTAAAACAACAGTTAAGCGTAACCTGTAATATGTATAGCCATGATCAGCCTTATACAACTACTTAAAGAAATACAAAACAAACCACACGCTATATTTTTAGCGGGTCCTGCAGGTAGTGGTAAGTCATATATGTCTAAACAACTGATACCACCATCATTAACTGTAATCAACTCCGACGACACATACGAGGAAATGTTGAAAGCTAGTGGAATCGGCTTGAAACAAAAAGATTTCACCCCTGACCAGCTATCCCAAGCAGCCAAAATGCAATCACAAGCACGCAAAGCTACCCAAGACAAACTAGCACAATCCATACAAAACATGCAAGACATAGTTATTGATGGGACAGGAGCAGCAACCAACCCAGTACTGAAGAAAAAACAGGAACTCGAGTCACTGGGGTACACCACATTGATGCTGATGATTTATGTTTCACCATTAACTTCACTCCAGCGCAATGCCGAGCGTGAACGTAATTTGATGCCTGGTATTGTGTTACGGACATGGCGCGATGTAAATCGCAATATAGACACATACGCGCGCGAATTTGGCGATAACTTTATATTAATAAATAACGACCCGAAAGACGCAAACAAGGCGTTTTCTGCCGCGTTGCTTGAGCCATATTTACTTGCACAAACAGCAACAGGTAAACCGAAAACACCGGAAGAACAAGCAAAATCCGACGCGGACAAAGCACAATTAAACCGTGATATAGAGCACATGGTAAACCAATTGCCAAAATTCGATACATTAGACACTGCCAAACAAAAAATCAACTCATTTTTAGCATGAACCAACTAGTACAATCCATCGTTCAACCATTTTTAGAAACACCTGGGAAATCCATCGCATTAGTTCCTGGTGGATATAAACCACCCACATCCGGTCACTTTTACCTCGTGAACGAGATGGCTAAACGTGGTGAAATAAACGAGGTGATTGTACTGATTGGACATAAAGTACGTGACGGTATCACTGCTGAACAGAGTTTGGCGATATGGGAGATATACAAGAACCATTTACCATCAAACGTTACCATACAAGTAGCTGAAGCAAATTCACCTATTTTAGACATACACAAAATAATTGGCGACAACCCACAAAATTTCTATTTTCCTGTGGTGGGTGTACGCAGTAAAGCAGACCAAAACGACATTAAGCGATTCGATTCACTAAGCAAAAAATACACCAATTTCAAAACCATAGTTACCCCAGGTAACCCAGACATTAGCGGCACCAAAGCACGCCAAGCATTGTTAGCGGGAGAATACGAGACATTCAAACACTACCTCCCAGACGCGCTAAGCGATGCTGAAAAACAACAAGTGGTAGCCATATTAACCCCCCAAACCACATTAAACGAAAACACACCACAACCAACACAACGACAATTGTTATTGGGGTATATCCAGTCACTGAACGAGTATATGGTTAGTGAGGGAATGAACGTACAGCCATTACCGCGTGTAGAGATAATTGACAATGACGTTGAAAATGCAAACAATTTCTTTGGCAAAACGGCATACTACAACCCGGGTACAATCACCATCACCTTATTCACTATGGGTAGACATCCAAAAGATGTAATTCGCTCATACGCACACGAACTCATACATCATATCCAAAACATAGAGGAACGTCTTCCGGATATATCTACCACCAATACAAACGAGGACGGCAAATTGGAAGAAATCGAGCGCGAAGCATATGAACGTGGCAACATCACATTCAGAAAATGGACCGATTCTATTTCAAACAAATCCGTGCCCCACTAAAACAAAATATGTACATTTACCGTTATGCCAACACTATTAGACTTATACAATTTAATTAGAGAAGAAGCCCACCCACAATACATCATATTCTGCGATTTGGATGGTGTTTTGGTCAACTTTGACAAAGGTTACAAACAATTAACCGGCAAATCAACCAACCACGCTGATGTACAAACCAAAAAAGAATTTTGGCGAACATTCAACAGCGCTATTTCCAACCAAAACACATCCGAATTCAAATACTGGTCGGAACTTGAATTCATGCCCGACGGCAAACAATTGTGGGACTACATTAAAAAATACACCCCATACATTTTAACCGCACCAACATTCAATCCAGAATCAAAAGAAGGCAAGCGCGTGTGGGTTACAAATCACCTAGATAACGTACGTAAACT